TTATTGTTTAAAAATGAGATTAATAAAAGATAGATTTTTCCCATATCTATCTTTTATTTTTTTCTTGAAATTTAGCTAAAAATCGACCCTTCACAATCGATTTTAAGCCGTTTTTATTTTTAAAGTAACAAGTTATATGCCTTGATTTTACTGCATTTTTGCACAAAAAAAGAGCTAGACTAGAAATTAATCTAATCTAGCTCTAATATTATAATTTACTGCAGAAATCTAAACAAATCCATCTAGGTTTTATATATTTAAACTAATTGTTCTTTATATTTCCATTTATAACCATAAGCTGTTTTAATTTTTCCTTTACAACAATACATAATATTGTGATGGCTATTTTTATTCATATATTTACTTGCTTCGCATAAACTTTCAAATTCGTTTAAAACGTTTCCGTTTAGGTCCATCTGTACAATTGATTTATTTTTCTTTTGAATTAATCCTGTTTTAAATGCATGATATATATTTTCTTTATTAGTACACCACTCTAAGTTTTCAACTGTATTATGTGATTTGTTTCCATTGATATGGTTTACTGTTGCTTTATTTTCAGGATTGCTTATAAATGCCTTTGCAACCAATCTGTGAATCTTGAATTGCTTCTTTTGATTATTTTTGTATAAAACTACTCTAACATATCCTTTCCCATCATCTCTCGGTTTTAATATCTTTTCTTTTATATGAGCAACTCCATAATTGGTATTTGTAATATCTCTTTTTAAGCTTTTTACTCTGCCTAAGTTGCTAACTTGATATAATCCTTCGTATCCTTCTATGTCTTTCCATATTTCTTCCATATTTGCCTAGCTTTCTCCTAGCACAAAAATAGAACGAGGACAAGCTTGCTAGGTAGCCTTTCGATAAGCTCATGACTTCCTATCTAGTCCTCGTTCTATTTGATTCAATTAATTTATTTTACTCCACCTGTCCATTTTGCGAATCCAATTTTGTAATTATTAGTTCCATCTATTTTATATCTTACCATTGGTCTATTATTAAATATTCCAAAACAATCGCACTCTTCATATGGACTTAAATTTCCTATTACTTTTGTTAATGCTGTATCAGCATATATTGTTTCTTTTGTTGAACCGTTCTTATATCTTCTCACTGGTTCATCACTCCCTTCTACTTTTGGAACTGCTACATTAGTTGTAGCTTGTCCTAATCTATTTGCTACATCGTTTTTAAATTGTATCCAGGCTTGTTCATTTCTTACATAATATCTTGGGCATTCCTTTCCTGTTACGTCATAGTGTCTAATAATATTGTTTACAGATAAATTGTATCTTCTACAAATATCAGCACATAGCTCTACTAAACTATTATATGTAGCATCGTTAAATTTTCCGTCCCAATCTGGATGGCAATCTTCTATTCCTATTGATTTTCTATTCATAGAATAAGAACCTGCATGAAATGCCACTTCGCTTTCTGGAATGCAACGAATTATTTCTCCGTTTAACCCTACTATGTAATGAGAACTTGCTGATGTTTTATGTGATGTTGCTAATGAATTGAAATAATTTCTGTTTCCAATAGCACTTGAACCAGCATTTCCGACCCAATGAACAACTATATATTGTACATTTCCTTGCTTTTCTCCACTTCTACTATATGGACTAATCGTTAATAATTTTTCTTCTATATTCATTATTCGTTCGCCTCCCCTATGTTATCTTGTTCAGCTAAATCAGTTACCTCTTCTACTAATTCTTCTTCCATAACTATTCCTCCTTTGCTTCAGGAATACCTGCCATACTTGTTAATATGCTTAATATCCCTGCTAATAATGATGCACTTCCTACAGCAATCCAATCTATCTCACTTATCATTACTGATGTTCCAATTGTGGCTACTGCTGTTTGACATATTGTCTTTATTGCTCTTATTCCTGCACATTTTATCCATTTTATTAATTCCTCTTTATTTTTCATGATTTTCCTCCTTCTTACTTAATGGCAATTCAAGACATCTATTTACCAATATCTCAATTCCATGATTTCCTCCTAATGTTTTATATTGTTCAAACAATTCATTCAAACAATATCTTGCGTATTCTGGTAAATACCCCTGGTCAAGATACTTTTCACATTTACTTACAATTTGACTTCTAATCAAACTTAATTGACTAGATTTCATTGTATTCATATCTTTAAAGAGTTTAACCAAAAAACCAAAAATACCTGTTAAAATAACAGGTATTGCCCAATTTAAAATTATTTTTACTATTTCTTCCACTATCCCACCTCCTCTATCTCTTTAACTTTCCACTTCTGTATTATCTTTTCTTTTTGTTCTTGATAGTAAGGTTCTAAGTACTGTGTTTCCATATTAAAAGCAGGTTCTTCCTCTATTTCTAAAGTCTTGTAACCTGCTTTTTCGAAATCTCCTTCTCGTGGATTTATTACTTGTTTATTATCATATTCAAGTATCTTTTTGTAATTTGCATATTTTACTGTTGTTTCATTTATATATTTTACTAACATACTTTTCTCCTATTCATATAAAAACTCACCTGTACCTTTATTGTAATAATATTTTTTATTTACTTTATCATACATGCAAGCTATGCCGTTTTTATCTAAGACCGGTATCATATCTCTAATTAATATATCATTATCATATATTTTACAGTCATATATATTAATTTTATTTGACTTCGTAATAGTTCCTGCTGTATTTACTCCAAAAAGCACTAAATTATAATTACTTTGAAACTCTGCTGTAGATTTTGCTTGATACTCAACATTATCAAAAAATAATTTTCCTTTGTTGATTTCAAAATAATGAATATCATTATCATAATCTGTAATTGTTATTACTCTATTAATCGCTTTAGAATAATCTAGTCTGTAGTAACCTAAATTTGCTGTTTGTCTTTCCATTAATCCACAAAAAGTCGAGTTAGCAGTTGAAATTCTAGCGCCAAAGACAAATGTTGCTAAAAAATACGTTATTTTTGCTCTTACAATAATTCTTGTGTTGCTGTTTGGTTTAAATTCAGTATCAATGTACTGAGTCCCAGTCGAACGCAGACACTTTAATTCTGTATATTCATCTTGTTTCTTTACAGACATCATTAATCTTCTTCTAAAACTAGACATTTGCAACACCTGCCAGTATTCCAATATTGTTTACTATACTACATTGATACGTTTTGTTCGACTCAATAGACGGTGTTTCTAGCCATTTGACTGCATTAGGTAAAGTTAAAGTAGTTGCAGTGGTTCCACTTACAAATTCAAACATATACTCATTTAAAACTGATGTATCTGTTATTGCTGCAAGTGTGATATTTAAACTTGATACTTCGCCAAATTTATAGAATTTATTTGGTTCTATTTCTTGTGTAGTTAATGTACTTTCTACTATTTCTACTGAATAATTTTTCCCATCAGTTCCGTTTGTGCCATCCTTGCCATTAGTACCGTCTTTTCCATTTTTTCCATCAATACCTTTTTCTCCTTGAATACCTTGTACTCCTTGCTCTCCTTGTGGTCCAATTGGTCCTTGGATTCCTTGTTCTCCTTGAGGGCCAACTTCGCCTTTAGGTCCTTGTATTCCCTGAGGTCCAGTTTCTCCAATGTCTCCTTTTTCTCCTTGAGGTCCGGTATCTCCTTTTTCGCCTTTTAATTCTTCTTTGTGTCCTTTAACATATGTTTCAACTACATTTGGCACTCGATTGTCAGCATATTCTTTAGCATTTTTTAGTATATCCTTATCTTGATCATCAACATATTTTTTATCTACTGTTCCCTCAATATTCGCACTTATTACGTTGTTTTCTATTGTTATATTCCCCCCTGCTTTCAATTTGTCCTGCTTATTGTTTAAAACATCTAAAATATCAGGGTAATCTTCTTCTATTGTAGATGTTGCATTTATTGAATCCAAGATATTCATATAGAATTTTTTTGATTTAAACACTGGTATTCCGTTTTCTTTTTCATCTTCTGTTATTCTTAGTTGCAAATATATTATTGACGTATCTGAAAGTAAGCTTGGTTTTATTTCTACCTCATATGTTTCATTTACTTTATCCATTGGTATGTACTTTTTTGTTCCATCTTCTTTTTCAAATTCTAACCATGCTACTCCATTTTTAAAGTTCTCAAAATAGAATATTATTTTTCCCTGTAAGTTTTCTCCATCTATTCCAAGAACTTTATCATTAAAATATACCATGCTATTATCTGCTACTTTTATTATCTTATCTTTCATATCATATCTCCTTTGTTTTTAATAAACTTGATTAAATACTTTAGTATTTTTGACGACTCACAAATTTAGTTCTTTGTATAATACAATGTCACATAAGCAACATATGTACTTCTATCGTCTTCGCTGTTTATTCTTAAATTACCATTCGTAAAAAACAACTGTACTTTCAAAAAATTATTATAATAAGTATTCAATAATATGGCTGCTTTTTTGCTTTTACTTGTTGCGATACCTTCTATTCTCACTATTTCTTGTTCAGGAAAGTTAATGCCTGTTGCTACTGTTATTTCTGATTGAGCTCCTGGTAAATTACCACAATTTATTCTTTTTCCATATACTCTTTTTCCGTCTATAAATTTGTTTGTTTCAAACTCTTCACCTGTTATTATATTTTTTTCTGTTGCTTCATTAATTGCACTTTCTGCATTGTCCTCCATCTTTTTTAAATTTTCAGCAGACATCGGAGTCTTTCCGCTATATTGAGCCGGTTCTACTTCATAAATAGTTCCATCTATATTTGCCTTAGCTTTGCTTACTAAAGTTCCATTTTCCCATCCTATTCTTTTTAGTTCAACACTCATTTTTTATCATTCCTTTCTACTTATTTTTGTTTTTATTTCAAATAATCCTTTAGCTTGGTTTTCAAAGTAATTTAGTGTGTAATACTCGTCCAAATTAATTAATTTATCTTGCATTGTATCGTAAAAAAATAATCTATATTTATATATTATATATTTATAATTAGCTTGCATTGGATACATGCTGTCCGTTGCATACAAATCAGTACTTGGATGCTTTTCCTCTTTTATATATAATGGCATAGGATATAAATCAGCTCCCGCATATAATGTCTCATTTGGATATATACTTTCTTCAAAGCCTTTTAATAAATTAAATCCAAATTCCGTATTATTTTCTTTTATTACTTCAATATCTTTTCCGATTACATATTCATTGTCTATTATTCCTTTTACCGAGCCAAACCCTATTGAATATAATTTTGCCCATATTGGAACATATATTGCTTCACTTTCTAGTATTTGTGTTTTATTGCTAACTGATGCTATATGTAATGGATAATCTATTCCTATACACTCTCCGTCTGTTGTCATTTTATCTTTTCTTGCAATTGTTAATTTTTCTCCTTCTATTATATAAACACCATAATCAGATGTATCTATACAAGCCATTACTTCATTTAGACCAAATCCTATAGCTGTTATCTTTTTATCTTTATAAACATTTAAATCTTCTGTTTTTTGTTCTTTCAAATTATATATTTTGTTATCTGTAGTCATGTAATTATAAATCGTAGTAACGCTGTTGCTATTTCCATTCACATTAATTATTGGATCATAGATAGCCAGGTCAAATTCACTTTTGGTTGCATTTTTTACATCTTTTATCTTTTCCTCGATTTTTATAAAACAATTATAAAACTGTTTCTGATTATTCATTTCCGATATTTTTTGTTCATCTGTCTCATATTGGCTTTTACTAAACAATTCTAAATAACTATCATATATATAGTTGTGCATAATTACTTCTTTATTTGTCTTTATTTTTACATATTCATTTTTAAATTTCATTATTGCACCACCTCATGACTTTCTAGGATTTGTTCCTCATTATAATGTGTTACATATAATTTATATGTCTTTTCTGAACTCTCTTGAGTATCTTCTCCTCTAAATGTATCTATAAAATTAGACAACATGTTTGAATTTTTACATATTGCAATATATTCAAATTCATTGTTTGAAAACAATTCTTGAACTTCTGTTATTATATATGTTCCGTCTATTAGTAAATCTCCCATATGTTTGTTTATTCTTACTCTTTCTCCTACATTAAATACATTTTGGTCTGCTTTTAACTCAATTTGTCCATCAAATTTCAAACTGTTTTTATCTATATATGATGCTCCAATATCTTCGAGTTCTTGAATAGTTTTCCAACTTTCATTCATGTTTATTGTTGTTTCTACAATCCCTGTTTTACTTATCTTGTCCTTTTTTTCTTCAATTCCTTTATCATTATAAAATTTATAAATATTCCAAATTAAAGCACTATCAGATTTTATTTCCATAATTTCTTTTATAACTTTAGTTCCATTATACCTAAATCCAGTTATTAGATTATTAAAAAAAGAATCTCTTATTAATAGAAATTCCTTTTCATTATCTGCATTATTTCCTTCATATCCAACATTGTTAGTTTTTATTTCACTTTTAATAGATTTATTATATCCGTAATATACTGTAAAAGTTGTATTATCAGAATATTTCCCTGAAATATATACCCCATAAAGTAAATTATTATATAAAGACGTGCTCTCTGCTGATTTTATTATATTTTCTTTTTTAATATCTAGAGGAAACAAGAAATCTATTTGCTCATTTTGTTTTAACGTTGATATTTGTTGCTCTAATATAGGGTTATAACTTTCTACTATATCTTTACTATTAAAACTCATATGTGATTGCTCATATATTCTAACATTTGTAAAGTTTACTACATTTGCATAATTTTCTGAATTTACTGTTGGTTTTATATATTCTAATCCTAATATCTTGTTTTCATCATCATATACATGTTCTATATTATCTTCGCTATACAATGATTCAATGTCTTTGAAATAGATATTTTTATTTTCATCTATATACCACCAAAAATTAAACTTGTTGCTTAAATTATTAAGGCAATATTCTATTGTTTTACACAGATAATTAACAGTTATTTTCCTATCTGTTATTTCTAATGTTTTTAAAATAAATCCATCATCAATTAATGGAGCTAGTATTATATTTTCTATTAAATCTTTTAGTTGATATGTTCCTACTGCAATACAAGTCCTTAGCGTAGTAATTTTTTTAGGAGTTATCAATGTAAAGTTTATAGATGTATCTATGTCCAACTCTCTCATTTCATCAAATACATAATCTTCTAAGTATCCTATAAACAACAGTTCTCTTGTTTTTTCTTCTGATATTACTTTAATTTCTTGATACTTCTCTGGTAAATCTTCAGCACTATGTCCGGTAAAATCACACTTTATATCACTAAAGGTTAATTCTTGGCTTGACTTTACTATGCTATAGTCATCCAACACTAGCAATTTCACACTATTATATTCTAAATATACCATTATGCTAATCCTCCTGTCTTTATCGTTTTTACTACGCTTGGTGCTAATATTCTTCCTGCTTTCTTTCCGTCTATATCAACACTTCCATCTATATTAAATGAAGCTCGTATTACATTTAACATAGAATTGTTAGATTTTACACTTGCATTAGCATTTATCGAACCAGTTTCGAATGCTACTGCTTTATTCATCTCTCGCATTATATCATTATTTAGCCCTTCTAAATCAAAACCATCTTTAATATCTTTAGCCATCTGATTCGTCGCTTTTGATATCTTATATCTATTTTTATCAATTCCTTTTACTAAGTTATCAATCATGTCCGGCATATACGTCAATTCATCTTTTAGTGGTCCTGTTTTTGGTACTGAGTGCCCTATAATTGATTTAATCCATCCTGCTATTGATGTAGCAGCTCCCATGATTCCACTTTGTGATCTTTGAGATGTCATACCACTTGAAATATTGCTACTTAAATCTGTCCCCCATTTGTTACCATCTACATTATTATTAAATCCCGAATTTGCATCATCTGCTAAAACTTTAGCTCCATTTTCTACCATTGTGTCAGAATATAAATTTTTCGATGCTTGCTCTATGTTTTCCTTAGTTTTTTCTGAAATTTTTAAATTCTGACTGAATAACGTTGTTGCGGAACCTGCCTCTTTACTTGAAGCATTTTCTAAGCCTGTATCTAATAATATCACACCTGTTGCTTCTTCTATTTTCTTTCTTGTTTCTTCTGGTACTTGAGATAATCCTTGCTCATATGCACTATAACTTGTTTCAGCTAAATTTTTCCAAGCTATTTTTTGTTCTTCTGTTAGATTGCTCACTGTTGATGTTTGTTGTGCTAATGAGTTAGCTAAATTTATTAACGATTGCTGTTCTGTATCTAATTGTTTTTGTAATATTTTTGCTTGGAAAGTATCATTATTATCTTTAGCCTCTTGCCAGCTTTGTTTTAATAATGACACATAATTACTTTGTGATTGTATTTGTTCTGTTAACGAATTATTGGTTTTAGCTTTTGCTTGGTCATATGAAACTCCCATTTCAGATAAAGCTTTTTCTATTTCATCTTTACTGTTTGAAACACTTGCACTTGTTAATTTTTCATATTTTTCTACTGTATATCCATATTCTCCAATTAATTCAGACTGATTTTTTATCTGACTGCCTATATAATTAAGATTTCTCATTTTTTCTTGTTCTTCTTGATATCCATTAGTTGTTTTATTTAATTCGTCATTATATTTTTGCCTTAAATCAGTTAATGTTTTTGTTGCTTCAGCTTGGTTTTTTAGTGATGTTTGGTATTCTTCTTTATATGCATCTAATGTCGCTTCTGCTTTTTTCTTTGAGATTAGCTGGTCGATATTATCTTTTAATTCGCCATATTGACTAATGATATTTCCATTCATTTGATACTCTGTGCCCAATGCATTATTCAATTCTCCAAGTATGTATTTTGCTCTATTTTCATAACCTTCTTTCACTTTTCCATTTTCATCTGTCATTTTTCTTAATTCATCTGCTAATCTTTGTATTGTTACTATTTCACTTTCACTTTTTGATAAACTCTGCTCTCTTGCTTCTTTTAAAGACTTCCATGATTTTTGTTGTAATTCTGCTGCATCTTTTACTCCGTCAAGAGATGTTTTTTGTTTCGCCATTGCTGTTGCTACTGTTGCCGCTGCTATACCTAATCCTAATGTTAAAGATATCAATGCTGTCGTAGGGCTTAATGCAGAAATAATATTTTTCGCTATATTTATTCCTTGAATCGCCGACATAACTCCTTTATATGCTTTCATTGATGCAATCAGCGAAAATACAACCCCTACTACCGACACTATTACGCCTTTATTTTTAGTTGCCCATGTCCACATATTTTTTAATACATTAACTATTATTGAGAAAATAGATTTTATTTTAGGTACATACACATTGGATAATTGTTTTACTGTATTTAATATTTTATTTAAGTTTATCTTAGAAACACCTTCTGCTACTTTTTTTAATACATTTTCTGATGTTGAACCAATTTTGCTGATTACATTGCTTAATCCTTTTAATTCAGTTTTTTTTAATACTGTATCAATAGCTGTTACTATATTTCCAACCCCTCTTACTATTGCTGTTTTTGCGTTAGTAATTGATGTTTTAATTCCCCCTGTTGCGTTTTTAGCTTGTTTTTCAAAACTTTGGAATTGTCCTGTTCCCTCTTTATTAAGCCTAATCATAGTCTCAATAAAGTCGTCCATTTCAACTCCACCTTTTCTTAGTCCTTCTCCTAATTCATCTGTTGTCATCCCCATTGCCTGTGCTACTTGCTTTAATTGTGCTGGCATTGCTGTTTGAATACTTCTCCATTCAACCATGTCTGGTTTACCTTTAGCGTAAGCTTGTGATAATTGCTCTAGTGCGCTTGCTTGTATCTCACTACTTGCCCCTCCTGCTAATAAAGCGTTATTTACTGCTGTAAATATTTCAACTGACTTTTTTACATCTCCATTTTTACTTGTAAATCTCTCAACAGATAAAGCAGCTGCATCTAATGTTGTTGGTATTCCTTTTAATCTTTCACTTAAATCATTTATTGCCTCTTTGCTCTCTTCTACACCTATTCCAAGATTGCTCATTACTTTCGGAAAATTATTCATTGTATCTAATCTCGATACTGCGCCATCTATACTATTATTTATTGTGTTAAATGCTGTACTTATTAGCTTTGTTATTCCTAATGCCGATACTATATTCTTTATTTTGGTTCCACCACTTTTAACGGAATTTGTCAATGAACTTAATCCTTTTTTAAATCCTGACTTGTCTATTTCTGTATCATAAATCAATGAACCTGCAATTGCCATTACTTTATCCTTTCTAATGTAGACTTAATAAAACATAATAAAAACACTCAGATTTTTCTAAGTGTTTTTATATCTTTTTTTTATTTTTTAATTATTATTCTTGAAACTTCTGTATCCTATGATATTAAATTCGTATTCTGGTTTTTCAGTTGTTCCTGAATAACTAGAATCATAAGTTGTTAATTCACCTTTTCCTTTATGCACTATAATAGGAACGTAACTAACCTCACTATCTGTTTTGTTGTTTCTTTCTACTAAAACAATATAATCATTATTTTTATCAGTACAAGAAATTATTCCTTTTCCGTCGTAGGTCGTAGAATAAGAATCCTTTTCAGAATCTATACTAAATGATTCTATCTTAAAATCCTTTAAGCCAACTCCACTATTTGCCCAACCGACTACCAAAAGACTAATCAAAACAGAAATAAAAACAGATATTATAATAGTAATTATCATGTTATTTTTATTAATTTTGTTCGCACAATCAAAACATACTTCATCTCTTAATTCACTTTCTAGACACTCTTTTTTACACTTTTTACATTTCATAATATTTCTCCTTTCATTATTTGGAACTATTATATCATTTTTTCTTGTGATTTTGTGTCGAAAAAAGTCGAAAAATCAAATTATTTCAATGCTTCGTATATTTTATTTATTCTTTCTTGTTCTTCAACTGGTTTTGGCAATTCCCAATAATCTCTTAATTCTAGCATATTTTTATCTTTACCAGTATAAGCTCGATAACCTTTTATCTTCACAAATTCAGTGTCATCTTTTATTGATTTTAATAATGCTTTGAATTTCCACCAGTGTACTTTATCATAAGCTAAATCTATACTATATTGCTCATAAAAAGCACCGTATATATACTCATCATCATACTCATAAGAGTATATTTGTTTATTGCTTCCTTTGCTATTTTCTTTTGTTTTATGATAATTATCTCTGCCACATTTGTAAAACCATATTAGCTTTTCACAAGCTTCTTTATATAATTGTGGATTGTGTAGCAATTTATTATAGTTTTCTGCATAAAAAAAAGCAGGATAAAAACGCCTTAATCCATACTCAATCTTTTTAGATTTGTCGACACTTTTATCCTGCACTTTATTTTCAAAAGATATCATATTTCTAAAGTCTACATTTATTTTATATTTTTTTCCTTGTAAGATCACAAAATAAGGTAGTCTATTAAACATAATCATATTAATATCTCCTATAATTTCTGTTTCTTCTATAATTATTTCTATTATAATTTCGTCTTTGTTCTCTGTTCATTTCGCTATCTAAATTTCTTGCTTTATTTTCTAATTCTTTGTTTGTATTCATTACTTCATCTATCATATTCCCTGAGGTAGCTGTTATATATGCTTTATATATACAAGTTAACACAGCTATCTCTACATCTAAGGTCATTTCATCGTATCCATCTTTTAATCTTTTATTATTTATCTTTTCTATTGAATCTTCTCCTATAACTTCTCTTATTTCTCTCTCTATGGTATCTTCATCTTCATTAATATCTTTCAAATCTTTATCTACAATATTTTTCTTATTAATTTCAAAGACCAATCCGTATATATCAACTTCAATTTTTTGGTCTGTATCTTCATACCCAAAACTTACTCTTTTACTTTTCATTTTTTATCCTTCCTAACATAATTATCTTTAATATCTACCTATTATTTTTACGCATTCTCTGTAAATGTTTTTGTTGTTACATTAAATGTACCATAAACAAATTCTCCACCTTCAAGAGATCCTGTAATTTGTTTTTGTTCCCCTGCAGCACCATTACATTCTGTTATTTTGCAAGTCTGTGTTATTTTTCTTGCTTTAAATGTATTTTCCTGTTCTGCAACTGGTTGCCATAAATTTACTATGTAATGATCTATATTTAAGTCTGAACCTGTTTTTCTTTCATAGAATAAATTATACATATAGTCAAACACCTTATCGCCTTTAACCATATCCATAGTAATAGGAAATTCATTCGAAAATCCTGTAATCTTTTTTGTTTTTGATTTTTGGTGTATGTATTGCTTTTCAGACTCTGTTGGGTTTGAACTTTCTGTCATTTCTGTAATTACTCCACCTAATACTATTTCATTATTTATTCCAAAGTAATGTGCTTCGTCATATTCCATGATATCTGTTAATTCTTCAACTGCCATTTTAAATTCCTCCTCTTACATTAAAATAAAGCTGTATATAATACGTACTTATAAAACCTTTTTCATCAGTTTCATAGGTTATCGCATTAGCACAGCTAATTTGTTTTATTTGTTTATTTTTTAATACTGGATAGTTTCTTAGTCGATTTTGTTTATCTATCCAATCGCTTAAATCATCTAACCAGTCTAAATTCTCTAATCTTTGTATGTCATCTTCACTATTTGCTTTTAAAAGCAATGCATATTGATATTGCCTATACCAGCCTGTATCTGTTATATATTTTAGTGGCAAATTTTCTACTCCACTCCTTTGCAAGGCTAAAGCATCTGCTCCTTCTGGAAGTTCCTCTGTATGTATCATTTCTGCTATTTCTTTTATTTTTTCATATTGTAATAGCCATTCATTTATTGCTTTATCCATTGTCTAACCTCCTTGCATAATTTGCTGTTTGCATTAATATTTTGTCTCTTTTGTCTGCCTTCATTCTTTCAAATGGGTGTGCACCTCTTAATTTACTGCTGTGATATTTTAAATTTTTGTTTATAACTACTTTTCTTTCTCCACGTCTAGCATAAGCACTTCTACTTTTTACTCCTACCATAACTTTTCCTTCTGCTTGGAATCTTGCATAAGGAACGTTTATTATTACTTGTTTTCCTCCATTAATAGGATATATAGAAGTTTCTTGTGTTCCACTTTTATGAGACACATATTTTTTGAGATTGTCAGCAACCGTTTTTCCTAAAAATTGCTGTACTTTCCCTCGCTCTTCTAGACCTAATTCTCTATAAATAGTTTGTAGTGGTTTTGTTTTAATAATATAACTCATATTGCACCTATCTTGATATGATTTGGTAAATCCTCATCATCAAATATAAATTTATCAATAGAAGTTACTTTGTGAACATTTTGAGTGCCATATTTTTTACTTAGTTCTGTTAATGGTACTCTTTCTATTACATCTTCTACCTTTTTATTTACAATAATATCGTCATTTTCTACAAACCACTTTAAATTATATCCATTGATGTCAAAAATCCTAATTAAGGCATTGTCAGTTGGATCTGACCCATTTCTGTTATGATTTGTTATTGAAGTATTTCTATAACTAGCCTCTACAACATATCTATCCCATTTGTTATTACTTTTATGGTATATTGTTATATCTTGCATTGGAAAATCTTCCATACTAACCTCCCTATAAAAAGCATGTTAATTCATCAGGCAAACAATTGATTATTTCCTTTTTAGCCACTTTATATTCTTCATCAGAAAGCACTTTAAAGTTTTTACTTACTCCATCTATCGAATATGAAGTAATTTTTCTGTTTGTACTTTCTTCCTTTTTACTTATTAAATCAACTAAAGCACAAGCAGTATATTTCAACTGTTCTTGTGCTTCTTTTGGCAAATTATTTATTTTTGTTTCTGTTAGTCTTGTATTGACATTCTTATCAATTTCTCTGCTTGCTTTTATTATTAGTGAATCAAAAAAGATTTCTTGTAGTTTTCCTTTATACTCAAGTAAATAATAGCTATAATCTGCATATTTCATCTTTATCAGCTCCTACTCTTGTGGTAATAAAGTTAACAATACTTCCTTATTAGCTTTTTTGTCATATTCTATTCCCAATTCATCTAGTTTAGCTTTTAATTCTGCCACTGTTGGTTCTTTAACCTTTTTATTTTCGGCTTCAAGTTTAGCTAGTTTAGCTTTTAATTCTTTATTTTCATTTTCTAGGCTTTTTTCTTTAAAAGAATAACCTATTCCTATTTTTTTTGACATTTCTTTACCTCCTAAGCTTTATGTGATAAATAAATACCAGCAACTTTATTTTTGTAATATTCATTTAATCCATATAATCTATATAACCATTTGTAATTATCTCCATCTTGATCTTGATCAGGTGTAAATAATTTCATTTTATTATGCTTTGTATATTGTAATAATGCAGGTTTATGAATTATCATGAAGTTTATATCCTTTGCTTCTGTTCCTGCTTTAAATCCACCTTTTCTTTCTCCGTCGGCATCTTTACCGCTTAATAATTCAATTACAGTTTTGAATCTTGCTTGTGGTACAACTTTTATGCTTGCAAATTTGCTTAATAATTCTTTTGATTTATAAGTATCCATATCTCTAATCATACCTAATAGAACAGATGTTATTCTTAAATGTCTATTTTCCTCCGGTACTTCATCGTTTGTCATGTCATCCCACGCCTTAGCAATTGCTTTGTAAACTTCTTCTGCAGTATCGTAGCTAGTACCTGCTGGCACTTTTGAAATTCCTGGGATAGATGCATACGTAGCATATCTTACAGCGTCAACCTCAGGAATAACTTTTGTTCTTAAAAATTCAGCTGATAAATTTCCTAATATTACTCCTCCTGTTTCTTCATTGTCTATTACGTCTGTTTTTAATTTTCTTCCTCTTTCATAATTGAATTTTTTAGTTTCGTTCGTTAATGATACATCTCCATCAATGTAACCACTATTTCTGTCATAATCTCCTAATCCGTCCATATCTAATACTGGAACAATTATTTCATTTGCATTCTTTCCTGCTTGTACTAAAGCTCCGTTTATATCGAAATCACTTGTTGTTGACTCTGATTTATATATTTTGTCTAATAACTCTGGTGCATTCTTTTTAAATAATTCTATTGTATTTGGCATTTTTCATTCTTCCTTTCTATTTTTTATCTTCTTTAATTCCCATAGCTTCTTCTAGTTGTTTTAAGCCATCTTTTTCAGATAATTTGTTATGATTTCCACCAAGATTAATTTCTGAGCTTCCATCATCTTCCTCATCAAACAAAAAAGAATACTTTTCTTTGACATCTTTGATTTGTTCATCAATGCCACTTACTGTGTACTCTCCTTTATCATTTTTTTCATATTTAATTTTGTCTTTGTCTAGTTTGCTATAAACTAAGTCAAAGTCTTTTGCTCCTTTTATGGAACTTTTTAGTGCGTTTGTTTTCTTAAATTCTTCAACTTCTTTAGAACCTTCAGCAAAACCTTCCTCTTTAGCTACTCTTTTGATTTCTTCTATATCGACAGAACCATTTTCTTTTATTTTTTTGTTTAGTTCTTCGATTAATCCTTCCTTTACTTTTAAATCATTTTGTGCAGTTAAAGTTTTTGTTTTTTCTGCGTTAACATCATTACCATTTTCAGTCATAATGCTATCAATGATATTTTTCTTAACGCTATCCTCCGCTTCTAAATCTTTGAATAATCCTTCTAAAAAACTTCTTTTCATAATATTTCTCCTCCTACGATTTTCTACGGGTTTTTCTTCCCTCGAATTTGATAATATTTGCTATTTTTAACGTCGTATGCCCAACATTTCAATTTCTTTTACGTCTAATTGAAAAAAGACATTAAAAAAGAAGCTCGTCAGCTTCTTATATATATTAAAACGTTAATAACTAATTTAATGTATAAATTGTATTTTTTTGCATAAACTATTGATTATTAGCCTAATTTATTGTATAATTAAGTTAATAATATTATTATTGAAGGTCAGTTGAGAACCCCATATATTTGGTTCGCAGTTGACCTTCAATTATTTTCTTTTATATGCATTTATTATTTTGTTTTCTTTTATGACAAATATCTTATCAATCCACATAAATCTTTTTGAAATATAAATACTTTTTATTTGCCTTTCTATTTCTTTGGGATCCATTTTAGTATTTGTTACATCTATAATAAAATTATTTGCTTGGTTTTTCTTTTTTCTTAAATTACCTTCTATTACATATTTACCTTTACCAGTAATTTCTTTCAAGTCAAATCTTTCATTGTTAATAATATAATCTGGTGTTTTTATACTCGCTGGATTATTTATTCTTGGTATTATATTTACTTGTCCTCCAAAAGCTTTTCCAAGAATTTTAGCTACTTCTTTTTCTCTATCCGATGTTTCCATTAAAACATTTTTTCCATCTACAAAGTATTTAGTTCCTTGAGCATCTTTGTAGTATTGTTGCTGTTTAACTTTATATTTCTTTACTGAATTAAATTGTTCTGTTATATCTTTATACTTTGCTTGTTCGTTTGTCTTAATTTTTGCAATTTTCATTCTTGAATAATCTTTTTCAAGTCCTGTCTCTTTGCAAAATGCTGTTTGTTTCATTTGCAATTGTCTTAATTTACTTCTTTGATTTGATGAGTCTATGCCTGCTTTATCTAATGTTTGTATACTTCGTTTTGTATTTCTTATATCACTTTCAAATTGTCTTTGTCTTTGAGTTGCCTTATAATATGGTACTTGTTTTCCATTTAATGTAACTGTTGCATTCTTAAGTTTTTCTAATTCATTATTTGTATATACTGGTTCTGAAACTCCTAAGATTATTCCAAAATAGCTATGTCTACAATTGTACTCTTCCCATAATTCTGCAACATCTGACCATAACTCTAAACCATATTTGCTAGCATCTTTTTTACTTACTGCAAATTGTTTACCTTGTTCTTCTGCGTGACTTGGTCTTGCCCCTAAATGTGCTGTAACCTCATATCCATCGCAACCTAACTCTGTTTCTATATTTCTATTTATATTGTTTGCTGTTTTATGAATGCCACTTAACACATTTCTTCTTACTGCTGTTTCTAATTGTATATTTCTTCCCAGTTTATCTTTTAATGTTATTCCTTTGTCTGCTAATTGTTGTACAGCTGTATTAATAGCAGACGTATAATCAAATGCACCGCTTATAACTTTCATATATGCTTCATCTACTGCGTTAACATATGCTTGTTGACTTTGAAAGGCTATAGTATTTGTCATGTTCTTTAGTGTTTTATTAGTTTGTTTTAATCCTTGATTAAGTATGTTGTATTGAGTCTCACTCAGCTTAAAAGGTTTTTCTCTATATTCGTATAATTCTTCGTATCCTTGCATATCTTCTTTTGCCATGTTTTTGAATAGTAACTTTAATGCATTCTTTGTTTCTCTTGTTAATAATGATGTTTTTTCTAATGCTTCATTAAATATTTCTGTTCCATTTGTTTGTAATAATATTTTCATTTGTTCTTTACTTACTGCTGTAATATCATCCATTATACTTATTCTGCTTATTATATCAGCTGTTATTTCTATATTTAATTTATTATATAGTCTTACAACATCATTAAATTCTATATCATTTAAATATTCAGGTGTTAACATTTAAAACACCTCTTATTCTTCAATATCTTCTATTTCTTCATCTTTTACCATTGCCTTGGCTTTTTCTTCTGTCTCCCCTAAGAATTTAACTCTATATTCCCAAGCTTGTCTTATTCCTTGTGCTATATCTTGTCTAAATTCCTGTTTCGCTGTTTCTGTATCAACCATAAAACCATCTTTGTCTGTTATTGTAACAATACAATCTTCTGTTACTTTTTCTTTGAATAATACTCTTCCTAGTAAAAGAATAGCTTTGCATATTCCACTTACAAATTCATCAACACTCTTGCGGTGTTTGTTAGCATTTTCGATTAAGTCCTGTCTATCTCCAACGTATTGAGTTGCAGTCACTACCGAATTTCCATTAAATTCATAATATTTGGTTCCTAGCCCTGCCTTAAAACTTAGCATATTCAAAGCAAATTGTATTCCTTCTTTATCTTCCTGTACTCTTAACTCTGGATTGTATTCTGTTACAACTGGATTTTCTTTTATGTTACTTATTTCAGTATCTCCATATACAGCCCACTGTTGTTTCATTACGTCATCAGGATATACTTCATATTCTTCTTCTCTTATATTTCCTTCTGTATCTTTTATTTGTCTTGTCTTAGTTCTTGTTATTTTTTTGTTATAAAATACTTTTTTTCCTCCAAGGTAAAAATCCATAACAAAATTATTGTATGTAATATCACAGGCCATAAGTTGATCAATTGCAGTTCCATATAAACTAAATCCCATCCCGTTTACATTGTTGTATTCTGTATCAATTGGGTTTGCTATTGCTGGCTTTAAGATACTAAATAAAGGCACACTAGAATTAACTGTATAACTCTTAGCTATGCCCTCTTTGTTTATTTCATTTCCGTTTTCATCTAAATAATTATTAGATATTTCGTATATTTCTTGATTTAATTTTTTGTTATATTTTAATTGATGTAACTCAATATAATATTCTTTTTTACTGTCTATAGTATTTTCACTTACAAAAGCAACATCAATTATTACTCCATGTTCAACTTTTAAAGGTATAATTTGGTTTGCGTCTAAGTAAATAATATCTAGCTTTGTTCTTTCATCCGCATATAGCCTTCCTTGTTTATCTACCTTTGCATGTTTAACTCTCATTGTTGCCCCTGCTGTTCCCATTGCCATTGCCTTTTCTATTGCTGTCGGTAAGTCTTTATATATTTTTAATATCTTTAACTGATTATTTAAATATTCATTATTTACCTCTGTTTGTTCGTCTGTGTTCGCTTTTGTTGTTATTTCATCTCTTTCAGTAAATAATATGCTTGACCAATCCTCTGCTAGTCTTTTTGCCATGCCTAGACTAAACATTTTTCTTTCTTTTCCTGTTTGGTCATGATATTTATGAAAGTCTACTTGATTTTTCCACCAAGACTCCCATGTTTCCACAAAATTATAATAATCTGTCGATACTGTATTATATCCTTTGCTTTTTAAATATTTTAATACTACATTATTCATTTTATGCTACCTTTCCTAAATAATAAGATATCTCTTCAAACCAATATTCAAATGAGTAATTGAAACTATCTAAACTATCTATGTCCGACGTTTCTCCATCATCTATCCACCTGTCATCTTTTGCTTTTTCATCATATAAAGCTGTTTGTAAAGCTTCTATTAAAGTCTGACATTGTCCTTCTATGAAGCTTATTTTACCCAAATTTAACAACCTATTCCAAAGTTCAATCCTGTTCTTGATTTCAATTTTTAAGCTATCTTGAACTACCAAATTAATTTCATTTGCTCTTAATTCTCCATTTAAAGAATTGTTTAATACTTGTTCTGCACTATCAGCAAAAATAAAAGATACAGTTCCATATTTGTCCTGTATCTCTTTTATAAAATTTATTATCCATCTAAATACTTGCTTTGTGTTTGTTCCTGTTGCTTTCATTGTACTAGCTTTTAGCACTTGTACACTTTTAAAATCTCTGCTTATTTTTGTTGCTGTTATGCTATGTTTTGATTTGTTGCCACCCCAGTCAATCCCTATACTTATTATAGAATTATATTGAATTGTAGTAGTAATAAATCTTTTATCATCATTTGCAATTTGTTGGAATATTAATCCTTCAGCATCACACCATTGTCCTAATATCAATCTATTATAATAAACTGTTCCTTTGTACTCCTTGCAAAGATTTTCAACGAAATCTTTCGGCAAAAACGGATTATCAAATATTGTATAATATTGTGTATATACGTCTAATCCTTTTTCTTCTATCACATCTAGGAAGTCTTTCTTTAACCAGTGGTTTTTATTTTCCGGATTCAATGCTCCATCTAGGCACGAATATGGCTTATCTAAAGAACCTTGTATCATTATGAATACTTCTTTGTTCCATTTTGCCATTTCATCTCCATAAGCATATTTGATAGATGTACCTTGTATTTTACTTACTTGGCTTATTTTTTCAGTTCCTAAGCAATACACTTCTTGCCCAAATAGATTAGCTATATTTTGAGAATTAATAAATCCTACTAAATCTTTTCCATATATTTCTCTTAATGGTTGTAATACGTTTCTTTCAATTGTGCCTTTTGATACTCCAAAAATAACATTTAATCCATCTAAATCTTTTCTTTCTAGTATTCTGTTAGGAATAGTAAACAATATATCTAAATATGTTTTGCCACATCTTCTTGCACCTATTTTTAAGTTATATCTATGAGTTGCATTCCTGATAAACTCTTTTTGTTTTTCTGTTATTATCATTTACTTGCTTCCTCTTTTATTTTACTTAATAATTGTTCAACTTTATTTAGATTCTCATTGTTATTTTCTTCTTTGTTAACTAATATTTCGTTTAAATCTTTCAATGCAGAAGCTAACATTTTCAATCCTTGTCTGTCTATTATGCTTATATATTCGTTTACTTCTTCTTGTTCTTTCGTTACCTCTTTAGATGGTTTCAATGCTTTGGGATCATATGTCACCGTTTTTGTTTTTGTTTTTGATTTTGCTATATGCTTATTAAGTTCTGTATTTGCTTTTAATACATTAAGAGCTAATTCGTTTGCTATAGATTTTATATCTGCAATTTGTTGAGCTTCTTTTTCTGATTGTTTTTCTATTACCTTTTCTACTGTTTTGTTGCTCTTTCGTTGCTCTTTTATTGCCTTTTTCTCTGACCAGCCTTTTGTCTGTTTATTAGTATTTCCAGTGGATTTAATGTTTTTGTTTCTTAGAAATTCTTTTACTGATTTATAGTCACTTAATATATATTCTTTTTCTAATTGCTTCCAATCATATTTTGCCATCTCCCCACCTACTTGTTACTTTTAACTGTTGTCTCTTTACCTTCTCCTACGAATCCTTTTGCTTCTAATTCTTTATATCTTTTATCTTCTGCTTTGAATTTTTTTCCTACTGTATACTTCTTTAAGTTGTTTTGTTTATCGTTAAAATCTTTTATGACTTTTCCTTCTAACATTTCAATTCCTCCTATTTTATTAAACATTTATTTTTAACTAGATAAGGACATCTTACTATCTGCTTATCTAGGTTTATAACCTCTAAAAAAGAACAGCTTTTACACTGTTCTGGTAATTGTACGTTTATTAGCTTTCTTTTCCATTTATCTTCTCTTTCTTCTTGTGTTTCTATCATCTCTATTGTCCTTTTGCAATCATCTAATTTACATTCTTTACATTTTT